ACGGCGTGATTACCTCGGCTGAATACTCGGCTACCGTTGGTGAGATCGAAGTGATCACCGTCAACTTCGTCACCAACGGCGCCATCACTCTGGACATCTGATCATGGCTTTTTATCGCGGGCAGCAGGGCACAGTCTTTTTTGATAAGGCTGGCAGCGGTGGTCTTTCCGAGATTGCTGCAGTGCGGTCATGGTCAATGACCGTTGAGAAGGAGTCGTATGACGCCACCGCTCATGGCGACACCTACCGTGCCAACATCGGCGGGCTGATCAGCGGTACAGGCACCATCGAGGTGATGTACGACGCGCCCGGAGCTGGCGACAAGCTGGACCTGATCAAGGATGCCAATCAAGTCACCGACGAAGCTGATGCAGCGGTTGAGCTGTATTTGGACGAAACCGGCGGCAAAAAGATCACCGGCACCATTGTGGTGACAAGTACCGAATACAGCGCTACTGTTGGCGAGATCGAGATTGTGACCATCAATTTCGTCTCTAGCGGTACTCTCACCCTGAGCATCTGATGCCAGCCTCACAGCGCCCCGTTGACCTGCTCACTGGGGCTTTTGACCTTAACCAGCGTCGTAAGTTCAGCATCAAAAATGCTGCAGGCGAGGCGGTGCTAGATCTGTACTTCAAGCCGATCACCCGCGCCGACCGCAAGCGTGCTACCACGCTGGCAGGTAGCGACGAAGCTCTGGAGATCAGCACACAGATGTTGTGCCAGATGGCAGAGCTGGAAGATGGCAAAAAGGCATTTGCGCCTGCTGATGCCGCCAAACTGCAACGCGAGCTGCCCGAGAGTGTGCTGAACGAGCTTGAGCTGTTCCTGTTTGGCCTTGGCGGTGACGAGAGCCTAGAAGAAGCAAAAAAAGACTGAGCCAGGATAACTGGCTCTTCTTTGAGTTTTTCCTGGCATCTGAGCTTGGCATGACGGTCAGCCGTTTACGGACTGAGCTGACCGATGCTGAGTTCATGCACTTCGCTGCGTATTACGAGATCAAAGGCGAACGCGAAAAAGAAGCCATGGACAAGGCTAGGCGCAAGTAAACTGACGCTATGGCAGTCTCTAACGTCGAACTTAGGGTTGATGCGCGCAATGCCATACAGGCGTTGCAGCAAGTCAATCGAGCGTCAAAGGAAACCGCTACTGCTACAAATCAGCTCAAGGATGCGCTCGCCAATCTAGGCTCGCAGCTTGCACTAGCAGACTTAGCGCGACGCTATTTCAAGGGTTTTCAAGAAGCTCAAAAAGCCGCTGCTGCTGTTAGGACGCTAGGCGTTGATAGCAAGGCGCTGGAAGAAAGACTGCTGGGGGTTAGCAATAGATTGGATGGTTTATATTCTCAAACTCAACTGCTGACCGCAGCCTATGACGTAGCGAGTGCTGGCTTTGCAAATGCAGCCGACAACGCAAAAGTGCTGGAGGCCGCGGCTAAGGGCGCCACTGGCGGGTTGTCTGACATCAATACAGTCGGCAATGCCGTCACCAGTGTTTTGAATGCCTATGGCAAATCGGCCAATGATGCTGCAGCGCTTGTTGATGGCTTCATTCAAACCCAAAATGATGGCAAAATCATTTTGAATGAATATGCTCAGCTAATCGGTCGTCTAGCGCCTAGTGCAGCCGCAGCAGGTGTAGGTATCAATGAATTAAATGCTGCTGTTGCAACAATTACAGCGCAGGGTGTTCCAGCGGAAGCGACATTTACAGGATTGAATCAAGCTTTGGTTTCCATATTAAAACCAAGCGCAGAAGCAACTGAGCTTGCTCAAAAACTTGGCATTGATTTTAATGAAGCAGGATTGCGGGCAAAAGGATTTGGCGGATTACTTGAAGATGTTAAAACAAAAACCGGCGGCAGTACTACAGCATTGGTCAAGCTGTTTGGCAGTGTTGATGCGCTTAAGGCAGTGCTGCCATTGGTTAATGATGATCTTGTCAAATACAATCAAAACCTAGATAAACAAGCCAAAGCCAGCGGAGTCGCGGACAGGGCAACAGAAGAGCTTGGCGGCACTGTGTCCAGTGAGATAACCAAAATGGTCAATCAGATTGGCAATCTTACTAGGGCACTAGATACTGTTTTGGGTCCTGCGCTAGGAGGAATAGTCAGGTTAATCAACGCGGTCATAGCTCAAGCCACCCGCGGTATCCAAGTGCTGGGACAGCTTTTTAGCATGAGCAAAAATACTGCAATTCTCAAAACAGCACTTGAAGCTGGTGATCTTCGAGGTGCTGCCGCCGCAAGAGCAATACCTGGCATTGATGAATTGATTGGAGCAAGTCGTAGACAAGAGCTTGCGCGACAAGCCGGTGCCGGCACTGGCTTTTTAGGACTAGGAATGAATGCGCAAAAGTTTGCAGAATTGCTTAAAAAAGAACCGCAAATTAAAAATCTACTCGGCGCTGGAGGTACGGTAACTAATAAGCCACCAGGTGCCGGAACTGATCCCGCGGTTCAAGCGATTTTGGATCAACTCGCAAAAGGCGGTGGCGGCGGCAAAGGTGCTAAGGATAAAGCAGCCCGTGAAGCCGAACGTGCTGCCGAGGCTGCCAGAAAAGAAGCTGAGCGTGTCGCGGAAGTTATTCGTAGCAGAACTGCTGAAGGTCAAATTATTCAATTGAACTCTGAGTTGAGAGACAGAATTGCTGCCGCTGAAATGGTAGGCGACAAGATGCTTGCAGCCAGACTGCAAGGTCAACAGCGCGAGCTAGATTTGCAATTCCGCTATGCGCAGGAACTTGCGCAGGAAACAGATACTCGTGCTCAGCAAGCCATTATCTACAAAGCACAGAATGAGCTTGTAGCTAATCAACGAGATCTGCAACGCGAGTTGAACGATCTTCAAAAGCAAGGCGACCAAGACAGATTTAATGCATTGCAAAAGCACATCGAGCAGCAATATGAGCTGAATACAGGCGTCAAGCAGCAACAAGCTTTAGCCGATGGTGTGGCAAGCACGTTGGGTCAGACCATGACCTCAGCCTTTGATGCCTTGATCACCGGCGCAAACGATTGGGGCACTGCGCTCAGGCAGATCGCATCTGGTGCATTGGTCGAGATCGCTCAGCAACTGCTGCGGATCTATGTCATCGAGCAAGCCATTAATGCAATCAGAACATTCCTGACGCCATTTAATCCTGCAACACCGCTTGGAGCTGGCGGCGGAATGGTTGGACGCTTTGGCACGTTTGGACCTAACTATGGCATCCCCCAACGCGCCATGGGCGGCAGTGTCCGCGCTGGGCAGCCGTATCTCGTTGGCGAACGTGGTCCTGAACTGTTCATGCCGGGACGTAGCGGTGGCATCGCACCAACAGGCAGCTTTGGCGGTGGTGTTAACGTGGTGGTTAATGTTGATGCGGCTGGCAGCAGCGTGCAAGGTAACGAGCCAAACGCTAATCAGCTTGGGCGATTGATTGGTTCTGCTGTACAGGCTGAAATCGTCAAACAACAACGTCCCGGCGGTCTTCTCGCCGGTTCACGCTAATGGCAACCTTCCCGTCAGCTACACCTAGCTATGGCGCAGAGAAGCGCAGTCAGCCGCGTACACGTCGCGTGCAGTTTGGTGATGGCTATGAACAACGACTGCTGTATGGCTTAAATCAGAATCCAAAAGAATGGTCTCTGACTTGGAATAACATCAGCGAGACTGATTCAGATACCATTGAAACCTTTCTTGACGCCCGCGCTGCTGATAGCGCTGCATTTGATTGGACGCCACCGGGTGAATCAACTGCTTACAAGTGGGTCTGTGAATCATGGAGCAAATCAATTCCCTATAACAGTCGAGCGGTCATAACTGCCACTTTCCGCCAAGTGTTCGAGCCGTAAGCGATGGCCTACGCAGATTGGCAAGCCAGCACTGCCTACGTCATTGGCGACATCGTTGCTGCAACGACCACACCAGCCACCGGCTTGGTATTCCGTTGCACTGTTGCTGGTACATCAGCCAGCACTGAGCCAGTATGGCCAACCGACATCGGCAGCACCATCGTTGACAGTGGCGTCACATGGGCAGCCATCAGCAGCGTCTATGAAGAACTGAGTGTCCTTGGTCCGAATGCCATCATCGAGCTGTTCGAGCTGGAGCTAGACAACACGCTGCATGGAGCCAGCACCATCTACTACTGGCACAACGGCGTCAATGCTGCAGTCACCGGCAACATCATCTTCGACGGCAATACATACGTCAGGCTGCCGGTCGAGGCGACTGGCTTTGATTACACCAGCTCTGGCAGCTTGCCACGCCCAACGCTGCGCATCAGCAATCTGTTTAGCGACATGACAGCGCTGCTGCTGCTGGTCAACGCCACCACACCCGGCAATGATCTTGGTGGTGCCATCGTGCGTCGCATCCGCACGCTGAAGAAGTTCCTCGACGGCGAGGCCAATGCAGATCCCAATGCCCGCTTCCCGACTGAGATCTGGTATGTAGACCGCAAGTCCAATGAGAACCGCGATCTTGTTGAGTTCGAGCTGGCCAGTAAGTTTGACCTTGCTGGTGTGATGCTGCCGCAGCGGCAGGTGATCGCCAACGTCTGCCAATGGAAATACCGATCGGCTGAGTGCGGCTACACCGGCAGCAACTACTGGAACGCCAATGACCAAGTGGTCGGCACACTGGCTCAGGATGCGTGCGGCAAGCGCGTCGATAGCTGCAAACTGCGATTTGGCGCTACTGCCGAGCTGCCGTTCGGAAGTTTCCCAGGAGCGGGGTTGGTTCAGTGAGACTAACCGACGCCATCAAAGCCGAGATCCTGCAACACGCCAAAGCAAGCGATCCGCATGAGATCTGTGGCGTTGTTCATGTGGTCAAAGGCCGCCGCCGCTATTGCCCATGCGCCAACCTTGCCAGCACGCCAAGCGAGCATTTCATCCTTAACCCTGCGGACTATGCCGCCGCAGAAGACAAGGGCGAGATCGTAGCCATTGTTCACAGTCACCCGACCACACCGCCGCAGCCATCAGCCGCCGATCAAATCGTCTGCAACAACACCGGCCTGCCGTGGGTGATCGTCAATCCCAAGACTGAAGCATGGGGCTATTGCGAGCCTGCAACGTTCGAGCTGCCATATGTCGGGCGTGAATTTGTCTTCGGTGTAGTCGATTGCTACTCGCTGGTGCGCGACTGGTACAACCGCGAATGGGGGCTGAATCTGGCCGACTTTGACCGGCGTGACCTGTTCTGGGAGCGTGGCGAAAACTTGTATGTCGATGGGTACAAGAGTCAAGGCTTCCGCAAGGTGCCGTTTGAAGAGCTGCAATACGGCGATGCGATCCTGATGCAGCTTGGCGCGGACCTGCCCAACCACGCCGCCATTTATCTTGGCGATCAGCAGATCCTGCATCACGTCCAAGGCCGACTCAGTAGTCGTGATGTGTTGGGCGGTTATTATGTAAAGAGCACTGCCATGGTCCTGCGGCATGAAAGTCGTTAAGGTCTACGGTGCGCTCCGCAAGTTCCTCGGCGGTCGATGCCGCTTTGAGTTTGAGGTAGACACGCCTGCGCAGGCGATCAAAGCGCTATGCGTCAACTTCCCCGGACTAGAGAAGTGGCTGATTGACTCTGAGCAGCAGGGCATCGCCTTCCGCGCCAGCGTCGGCAAAGAGCGCATCACACAGAACGATGCCAGCGTGGCCGTGCTGCCATGGTCTGAGCGTGAAGTGTTCAGCATTGCGCCCGTCATCGTTGGCGCCGGTCAAGGCTTTGGTCAAGTGCTAGCCGGAGTTGGATTGATCGCGCTGGCAATCCTTACCGCAGGCGCAGGCGCTCCTGTATTGGGTATCGCCGGAATCGGTGGCGGCGTACTTGCCCCCAGCTTTACCTTGGGCATTGTTGCAGCTAATGCTGTTGCTGGCCTTGGCGTCACGATGCTGCTGACAGGCGTCGCATCCATGTTGTCGCCGCAGCCACAGATAAGCCCACTGCAGCGCGGTCGTGAAGCCGCCCGCCTTGAGTCCTTCAGTTTTAGTGGCATTGTCAACACCAGCCAGCAGGGGATGCCAGTGCCCATTGTTTATGGTCGTGTCTTTACTGGGTCGGCAGTATTGAGCAGCGGTCTTGATGTGGCGCAGTTGAAATGATCGACGAAGACCTTCTGATTCGTGGTGCTGGCGGCGGCGGCGGTGGTGGCGGCAAAGGTGGCGGCGGCGGTGGTGGTGGCACCACATCAGTCCCCACTGAAGCCGATGATTCGCTGCAGTCAGTCCAATACGCCAGCGTGCTTGATCTAATCAGCGAAGGCGAGATTCAAGGCATTGAGGGCGGCGTCAAAGGCATTTATCTCGATGGCACACCAGTTCAAAGCAGCAGCGGCAATGACAACTTCACCGGCTACACCGTTGTCACCCGCACTGGCACGCAGGCGCAGTCATATATCCCCAACACCAATGGCATCGAGTCTGAGCAGGCTGTCAATGTAGAAATCATCAAAGCGCTATCTGTTACGCGACAGATCACCGATTCCGACGTGGATCGCGTGCGGATCACAGTGCAGCTTCCATCGCTACAGATCATCGAAGATGACGGCGACATCATCGGTCACAGCGTCACGATCCAATGCCAAGTTCAATACAACGGCGGTGGTTACAGCACAGTCTTCACTGACACGATCAGCGGCAAAACCACCAACAGCTATCAGCGCGATTACATCATCTCATTGTCTGGCACCTTTCCCGTTGATGTGCGTTTGGTGCGCGTTAGTGATGACGAAATCAGCGCCCGCCGCCAAAACCGCACCTACTGGTTCAGTTACACCGAAATCATTGACGAAAAGTTTCGCTATCCCAACAGCGCATTGGCTTTCCTGCGCTTTGATAGCCGCCAGTTCAAAAGCATCCCAGCCCGCAAGTATCTGGTGCGCGGCATCAAGGTACAACTGCCAAGCAATGCCAGCGTCGATACAACTACTTATCTTGGGCGCGTCACCTACAGCGGCGTGTGGGATGGCACTTTCGGCGCTGCCACATGGACGAACGATCCGGCATGGTGCTTGTGGGATCTACTGACCAACACCCGCTATGGCGCAAGCATCCCAACCAGCAGCCTTGACCGTTACGACTTCTACAGCATCAGCCAATACTGCAACGAGCTGGTCAGTAACGGGCGCGGCGGACTAGAGCCACGCTTTAGCTGCAATATCTCGATCAACAGCCGCGATGAGGTTTACAACGTCATCCAAGAAATGGTGGCGCTGTTTCGTGGCATTGCTTACTACGGCGCTGGCACGATGGTGGTGCAGCAGGACAAACCCGCCGATGCGCAATATCTGCTGACGCCCGCCAATGTCGTTGATGGTCTGTTCAACTACAGCGGCTCATCCCAGAAGGCACGCCACACCACGGCAACTGTTGCCTACCAGAGCTACGACAATCTGGGTGAGGTGTCATACGAATATGTCGAGATTGCTGATGCTGTCGCCAAGTACGGCATCATCAACAAAGACATCAAAGCTCTGGGCTGCTACAGCCAAGGTCAAGCGCACCGTGCTGGCAAGTGGGCGTTGCTGTCGGAGCAAAATCTAACCGAGACCGTCACCTTTTCGGTGTCCATTGATTCGGGCATCATTTTGCGCCCCGGAATGGTCATCGACATTGCCGACCCGATGAAAGCTGGCAGCCGTCGCGGCGGACGCATCAGCGCAGCAACCACCACCACTGTCACGCTTGATAACGCTGTCACGCTTGATCTGACCAAATCTCCGACAATTTCAGTGCTGCTGCCAACCGGCAACGTCGAACTGCGTGCCGTCAGTGGCGTATCTGGTGCGACTGTTACCGTCAGCAATCCATTTTCTGAAGCGCCCAATCCCCAAAGTATCTGGGTGGTCGAAGACACCAGCCTGCAAACACAACAGTTTCGTGTCATCAGCGTGGCCGAAGCGGAAGATGGCATCTACGGCTGCACCGCACTGGCGTACAACAGCACCATCTACAACGCCATTGAGGCTGATCTCAAGCTCCAAACACGCGACATCAGCAACCTGTCGGCCATACCCGAGCCGCCCAACAGCATCACCGGCGTCGAGCATCTCTATGTCGATGGCCAGAATGTTCGCACTGCATTTGAGCTGAGCTGGATTCCGCCGCTGCAGCGCGTTCAGAACTACCGCGTCATCTACAGGCTGAACAACAACAACTGGCAACAAGTAGAAACCAATTCACCTAGCACCCGAATTACTGGCCTCGAAGCTGGCACGTTACAGGTCAAGATCCAGTCTCTAAACAACCTTGGTGCAGTCAGCATTCCTGCGACATCCACCTTCACACTGGTCGGTAAAACAGCGCCGCCCGGTGATGTGCAAAACCTGACGGTTGAACCGATCAATGCCAATAGCTTGCGTTTGCGCTGGGATGCAACCACTGACCTTGATGTGCGCGTTGGCGGTCGCGTGCACATCCGCCATACCAACCTGACCGATGGCACCGGCACTTGGAGCAACAGCGTTGATCTGATACCAGCAATCGCCGGTTACAACACCGAGGCCATCGTGCCGTTGGTCGAGGGTGAGATCCTTGTCAAGTTCGAGGATGACGGCGGACGCCAAAGCGTCAACGAAACCAGCGTCATCGTTGATTTCCCCGATGCGCTGGGATTCCTTGTCGTCGATACCCGCCGAGAAGATCAAGACACGCCACCATTCCAAGGCGCCAAGACCAATGTCTTTTATGACTCCGGCTTTGACGCCCTAACGCTTGAAGGTGACGAGACGCTGGACGATCAACCTGATGTTGATCTGATTTACAGCTTTGACTTTTTAGGCGATGTGGTCACTTCCGGCGAGTACGAATTTGCCAGCACGCTTGACCTCGGCGCTGTCTATGCCATGGACCTCAAGCGCTACTTCGTCACTCGTGGCTTTTACCCCAACGACACCATAGATGCTCGACTGGAGCTGATGGACTTGTGGCCGGACTTTGATGGCGGCGTCATTGACCAAGTGAACGCCAAGATGCTGTTCCGCGCCACCAACGACGATCCGGCTGGTGCACCGACTTGGACAAGCTGGCAAGAATTTGTCAACGGCACCTTCAACGGACGCGGCTTCCAGTTCAAAACCGAGATGACCAGCACCAACCCAAGCCAGAACATATTGGTTGACCAGCTCGGTTACGAAGCCACTTTCCAACGCCGCACTGACCAAAGCGTCGCCACCGTCACCAGCAGCGCTGGCGCCACTGCCGTCAACTTCCCGCATCCGTTCTTCACTGGCACATCCCTGCTGGGTGGCGTCAACGCCTATCTGCCGAGCGTTGGCATCACAGCGCAAAACATCCAAAGCGGCGACTATTTCCAGATCAGCTCGGTCTCCAGCACTGGCTTCACGATCACCTTCTACGACTCCAGCAATGTGGCCGTCAGCCGCAATTTCACCTGGACCGCTACCGGATATGGCAAGCGCGTGTAAACTGCTAGAAAAGCTCGCGTCTTAGCGTGGCAACCCACGATTACGTCATTGCCAACGGCACGGGTGCAGCAGTCCGCTCGGACCTGAACGATGCGCTTGCGGCCATCGTCAGCAACAACAGCGACACGTCCGAACCCGCAACGACATATGCCTATCAGTGGTGGGCAGACACAACCACTGGCCTACTGAAAATCCGCAACGCCGCCAATTCCGGCTGGGTAACCGTTGGCACGTTGGCCAGCGCCAACCTTGGCTTGATGCCACTGGCCGGTGGCACGTTTACGGGCGCTGTCATTTTTGGGACGACAGGCGCGATTGAGCTGCCGGATGGCACGACTGGCGAGCGCCCCGGATCTCCTGTTAACGGAATGATCCGTTACAACACCACGCTGAACCAGTTCGAGGGCTATAAGAGCAGCAACTGGGGCGCCATCGGTGGCGGCGCAACTGGCGGCGGTTCGGATGACGTTTTTTATGAAAACGCCCAGACTGTCACGCAGAACTACACTTTGACCACCTCCAAAAACGCCATGACCGCTGGTCCTGTGTCGATCAACTCGGGCGTGACCGTCACCGTCCCGAGCGGTCAGTCGTGGGTGATCGTGTGATGACCCCACAAGACTCGGACACTACCACTGCTCAGGAGGTGTAAGCCATGTCAGTAGCAATCAGCGGATCAGGAACCATTACAGGGCTTACGGCCACCGGCATCTCCGCTCAGCCGGTATTTGCTGGGAATGTGATTCAGGTGGTGAATACACAGACTGGCGCTGTTGCCACGGGAACTACTCAAATTCCTTTAGATGACACAATTCCGCAAAACACAGAAGGAGATGAATACATGACATTGGCAATTACGCCAACTAGCGCAAGTAATAAATTGTTAATTAGTGTCAAAGTAGGTTGCATCACAAACAGTGCTGCTACTTTTTGGATTATCGGAGCGCTTTTTCAAGATTCAACTGCTAATGCTCTTGCCACTTCTGCTTTTTACTCTGCAACGGCGACGGGTGGATCATTGTTGGTTATCGACCATTTTATGACAGCAGGAACTACATCGTCTACAACATTCAAGTTTAGAGCGGGAGCCTCTGTAGCGGGGACGACTACTTTTAATGGTCAAGGCGGACAACGGAGATGGGGTGGCACAATGGCATCTTCCATCACTATTACGGAGATCGCAGCATGACCTACCCACTAGACGCCGCAACTACCACCGAGGAGGTGACATCATGAGCTTACGCTTAAACGGCAGCACCAGCGGCTACAGCGAGATCGACGCACCGGCCATTGCTGGTGACCAGACCTTCACCCTGCCCGGCACCGGCGGCACGCTGGATCGCCTCAACAGGGCGGGGAACATTTTGCAGGTGGTTAATGCGACATATGGAACTGGAGTAACTAATAGTACAAGTACTTATGCCGATACAGGATTAACGGCATCAATCACTCCTTCATCAACGTCTAGTAAAATACTGATTATTGTGTCTCAAAACGGTTGCGCAAAGAGCACAAATAACACAAGCCTCGAACTGCGGCTGCTAAAAGATGCAACCGAATTAACTATTTTTGCTTCGCAAGCTGGTGCGACAGGATCTAGTGCTCTTAGCGATGTTGGTTCATGTTCTACTTGTTATTTAGATTCTCCCAATACAACGTCAAGTGTAACTTACAAAACACAATTAAGAAGCATTGCCAACAACGCCGTCGTCGCCGTGCAAACTACTAACGTTGCGACTGCTGTATCAACAATTACCCTTTTGGAGGTAGCAGCATGATGTACTTCGCTTCTGCCATCCACACGCTCTACCCCAACGTCATTCGCACCGTTGGCGAGGAAGCGTTCGACGCCGATGGCAACCCCATCACTTACGACCGTGCTGCTGTCGAAGCCAAGGCTGCCCAGATGCAAGCCCAGCAGCAACGCGCTGGTGCCTATGCCGCCGAAGCGGACCCGCTGTTCTTCAAAGCGCAGCGCGGCGAAGTCAGCATGGATGACTGGACCGCCAAGGTGGAGGAGATCCGCCAACGTTTCCCCTACCCATCGGAGGCTGAGTAAGTGTCTACCCTCGCTACGACCAACATCAAACACCCCAGCTCGGCCAGCAACAACATCGTGCTGGATAGCAGCGGCGGCGTGGACATGGACGCCTTCACCGTTGACGGGTCGGCACCAGCAGATTCCGTAAATCTTGACAGCTCGGGGCGTCTTTTAGTTGGCACGTCTAGTGCGCTTAATGCAAATTCTTCTATTGCCACTTTTAAAGCAAGTGGGAGCAATCTTGTAGAAGCAAAAAGTAATAGCTTGGCCAACAATGAATTTGTACTTCACTACGCAAATTTTAATGACGCTCGGTATGGCTGGATTGGAATTTTCAAGCACGCTGGTATTACCAATCCATGTCCTCATATGTATTTGGGCCAAGAAGACGGTACCAATATGTATTACTGGACGGATAATAGTGGCCAATTTCGCCTTTCATCAACTGATACCCATGTCGGCACCACCTCTGGCACCGTCGTCGGCACCCAGACGTCTGACGAGCGTCTCAAAAATATCCTCGGTTCCGTCGAATACGGTCTCGACACGCTCAAGCAAATCGAGCCTGTCCGCTACTCGCTGAAGTCTGAACCCGAAACGGAGAAGATCGGATTCATCGCTCAACAGGTGCAGCCACTGGTGCCGCAATCCGTGTTCGATACTGGTGAGCAGATCGAAGGTGAACCAGAAGATGCTCCTACCAAGCTTGGCATGGAGTACGTCGCGCTGATTCCTGTCTTGGTCAACGCCATCAAAGAGCTGTCGGCTGAAGTGGACGCGCTGAAAGCGCAACTCTAGGCACAGTAACCCTACTCACTACTTGCTCACTACTTGCTCGGTACTTGCTCGGTGAGTAGTCACCTTCACTAACCCATGGCCGTCCGCAGCAAACAAGGCACCGCCCGCATCGAGCACCAGCCCGGTCCACCGAAAACCACACGCATTGGTTACGGTCAACACAGCAGACCACGGCGACGGGGCAAAAAACCGCTCAGAGGCCAAGGCCGATAAACTGACAACATGATCGAAGTCGTCGCTGCTGTCGCTGGTGCGTCCATTTCAGTGGCAGCGATGGGTGCCATGGGATTTTCGCGCCGCAATGACGAAGCCCGTGATGCCGTGATCAGACTGACCGCTGCTGTTGAGCACATCGCCACGCAGCTTGAGGTACTTCATACTGATATCAAAGAAGACCGCAAAGAAACATTCACTCGCCTTAACGGCGTTGAGCAGCGCGTGACTATGCTGGAAGCACGGCCACCTGTCTGCTGAAATGGAATTTCTGTCTCATCCTGCTTTTTGGATCGTAGTTGCTGCGGCATCTGAGTTGATCGCACTGTCGCCGCTGCGTGACAACAGCATCATCCAACTGGTGTTTCACGCCCTGCGTGCCATCAAAGCAAAAAAGGGCTGATCCGATTCGGCAAGCCAGCTTGGGAGCGGCGTCTAGAGCAAGCCATCCGTCGGTGGTGGTTTGAGCTGACCCTGCCTGCCAAGCTTGACAAAGCTGAGGCTGATTGGCACGCGGCACAGCCTTCCGAGCCGAAGCCTGTAGTTGTAGAGCACCCGATAGATCCAGAGCTGCAAACTGGCGATAGCCGATTGCTAGGCGGCGCTATGTCCATTCACGCACCGTGGAAACGTGACGAAAACACCAGTCAGACTTGAGGCGCTGTTTAAGTACTGGCGCGGGTTGCCGCATCAGGCTGCTGCCATCGTTGAACTGGAGCAGCAGCTATTAAAGGTTGCGCCTGATCTGTTGAATAGGGATCAGCCATGGTTCAGCACTTGGAGCCAATCGGGCAAGCAAGCTGACCTAAGCGCTGCGCTCAAGATGATCCAGCAGTTCGAGGGCTGCCATCTTGAGGCGTACAAATGCCCCGCTGGCGTGTGGACAATCGGCTGGGGCACTACGCGCTACACCGATGGTCGCAGGGTCAAGCAAGGCGACAAGATTAACCGCGTCGAGGCTGACATGCTTCTGCGGCAAGAGGTTGACAGCATTGCTGAGCGGTTGCGCACGAGCGTGCCGCATTGGCAAGAGATGGAGGACCATCAGAAATCTGCATTGATCAGCTTTGCCTATAACCTCGGCAGTGGCTTCTATGGTGCTGCTGGCTTTGAGACGATCAGCAAGCGGCTGCGTGAGCGTGATTGGCCTGCGGTGCCCGAGGCAATGCTGTTGTACAGGAATCCCGGCAGCAGCTTCGAGGCTGGCCTTAGGCGCCGTCGTGAAGCAGAAGGCAAGCTATGGGCTGGCAGCCGCGTCGAGATCCAGCAGCAACCTGCCAAGCTGTCGCCCAAAAGCCCATTCAGCGCACGCATCACGCCCCACATCCGCATCGGTGAGTTTGCGCTTGATCAAGAACCGCGCAGATTTGACCATCAGCATCAAATTGACACGGCTGCTGAGCTGGCAGCATTCCTTGAGCGTGTGCGCAGCGCATTTGGCGGTAAACCCATTGTGATCACCAGCGGTTACAGACCGCCAGCAATTAACCGCTCAGTCGGCGGTGCCAGCGGCAGCGAGCATCTGTACAACGCTCCCGGCGTCGGCGCGGTTGACTTCTACGTCAAAGGCGCTGACATCTACAAGGTCCAAGACTGGTGCGCCAAAAACTGGCCGTATAGCACTGGCTTAGGCGCGCCCAAAGGCTTTGTACATCTTGGGATACGTCAAGGCAGGCCGAGACTCACTTGGCCTTATTAGACTTTCCGTGTAAGCCGCTACAAACGGCATGGCGATCACATCCACGCGAGTATCGCCAGAGCTTCTAGAGATACGCATACCGTATCACAGCCACAAGGAAGAGGCAACGTTCCTGCTGCTGTCAGACATTCACCTCGACAATCCAAAATGCGACCGCAGGCTGCTGCTGCAGCACCTTGAAGAATGCAAAGCCCTTGGCGGTCATGCGCTGATGTTTGGTGATGTGTTGTGCCTGATGCAAGGCAAGAAAGACCGTCGCGGCAGCAAAGGCGACATCAGACCAGAACATCTAGGCGGCAACTACTTTGATCTGGTGTTCCGCGAGTCAGCAGATTTGCTCAAGCCTTATGGCGACATGATCCTGATGATGGGCGACGGCAATCACGAAACTGCTGTGCTCAACAATCAAGAGATCGACCCGCTGGAGAACGTGGTGCGGCTGATGCGCAACGACGGCGCCGTCACCGAGCACATGGGCTATCAAGGCTTTGTGCGGTTTGCGTTCAGGCAGAAAACTGGCGGAACACGCCGCTGCACATTGTTCTTTCACCATGGCGCATGGGGCGGCATTGTCACCAAAGGCACCATGGGTGGTGGCCGTTACGCGCAGATCGCGCCTGATGCGGACATCATGGTCAATGGTCACAACCACGAGCGCAGCATCGTTGCGCACCCGTGTTACCGCATCGCAGAAAACGGCAAGGCATGGGTTGAGCAACGCTGGCACCTGCAAACCGGCACCTACAAGCAAGAGTTTGGTGCTACCGGCGGCTGGGCGATTGAGCGTATTGTGATGCCAAAATCCCTAGGCGGCATCTGGATGACTCTAAGACCACGAGAGCGCGGTGGTGTTGACATCACCTGCCGACCAACAGTATGAGGCAGTACGTCCTTGAGATTGAATACACCATCGTCGTTGAGAGCGACAACGATGATCCGCAAGAGGTATCAGATGACTTTGTGGCGCGGCTCACTGAGTTAGCGCCATCAAACGATCACATCTTGGGCTTAGCGGTCCAAGTGTTACCTATCCCCGAATTGCGTGGATCATCTGATTGATGGCTCGAACCTTATTACGAAACGCAATGCGAAGCATTTATTCAGAAAACAACTATTCGAGGCATGGAACCACGAATGCGCCTACTGTGGTGTACCTGCTGACACGCTAGATCATGTCAAGCCAAAGCACAAGGGCGGTGCTACGGTGGCGTCTAATCTTGTGCCTGCTTGCAAAAACTGCAACCGAAAAAAGGGCAGCGAAGAATGGCGTGAATGGTTCAGCCGTCAAACTTCTTGGACAGAAGATCGCGCGTTAAAGATTCAGGATTGGTTGACTGATTAAGCATCTGGTGATAAAAAACCAGTGCCTGCCATGCTTGGCGATGATCTT